GCTCTCCTGTATCTCTTTCCCCAAGATGGCTCGAACGGCAGCAACAGCCGCCTTTGCCGCCACCTCTGCGGCCATTACCACAATTTCTTTTTCAGTCATTATGTTCCTCCTCGGTAACACCCGGCAGCTCGTCGAGCAAGGCTTTGGAAATTTTCTTGAGTGTCTCACAGGCAGTCACCACTTCGAGTGCGGAGACCCCGCTTTTCTTCATGGCCTCTGCGAGCTTGCCCGCGCTGTCCTCCGTGATGGGGACACCCATAAATGAGAATATCGGTTTTTCCATGTTCGGCTGCTCCCTCCGTATTTCGTTCACCAGCATAAAGCGTTCCGGCGTCGTCCAGTTCATCAGGCGGCTCAACCTGCACATGGCCGCGCACCACTCGTCCGTCTCTGGCTTCGTCCCGTAGGGCATCCCGCAGAACGCCGTGAGCACGTCGCTCGCGCACGAGAGCTGGTTGATGTCGTCCATCGTGGGGATGTCCCGCAGCAGGTCCGGGGTAAAGCCCGGGCCAAACCGTACCGCGTATTCCTTGAGGTCCGGCTCCGTGACATAGCTCCGGCCGTACCGCTGCTTCATGCTGCGCCAGACTGTCCACGGGATTCTGTACATCCGCAGCCCGTCGAATGTGGCGACGATGAAGCAGTGCGCGCCGAGGGCTTCGTAGGAATCGAGCTTTTTGGCCTGCTCCGGGAGAACGCGGTCTTTGTTCAGCCTGCCGGTCCCAGTGCTCTTTGCCTCGAACATCACCGCGCGGCCGCCGAGCATGACGCCTTTGAAGTCTGGTTCCGCCTTTTTGGTGTAGACTGCGCGGAACTGGCCCGTTTTGTTCGGCTGGCTTACCGGCCGCATGGGCTCCGGTGTCTTGCTGATGTCCGCGCGGCCTGCCTCCGCCAGCCGGGTGCAGGATGCCTCGATTCTCTCCTCGAGCTGCCCGCCCTGCGCGCGGCTCCGTGCTCCCTGCAATGCCCGGAGCGGGTCCTTTACCGCGCCGCTCATTCGAGGTAGCCCTGCTGGCGGGCGAACTCTTCGATTTTGTAGGCGGTCGCGCTCTTGATGCCCTTGCACTCTCCGGCGTTGAGCTGCTCGAGGAGCTGTGGCAGGGTCTTGCCCGGGGCCGGGGTCGATGCGCGCTGGGCCTCTGCTTCGGAGTAGCCGGTGTTGTAGGCCTCCTCCCGGATGTGGTCGATATGCTCCACGAGCTTCTCGTCGGTCATCTTGCGCAGCTTCACCGCGCGCTCATGTACGTTCTTCTCCTCGCCGGTCATCCGACAGTTTCTTTTCTTCACTGGTTTTCCTCCCTTTCCAAACGCTTGCACCGGCCGTTGTTGTAGGCCATGCACTTCTTTTCCGAGCACCAGCCGAAACGCTCTGTCGTAATCTCGGTACGGCTGGTCCATGAATAGCTGACCTCCCGCTTGGTGCTTTTCTTGTACGGGCAAAACATACCGTCATCGCTCATTGTGCTGCCTCCTCTCAAAGATTCACGTGGAGCGGCTGCCCGGTCGCAAGTTGCCGGTGAACGAACTCCCGCTCGAGGCAGTTGCTCACCATAACAAGGGCTTGCAGCTCTCCGGGGAGAATCTTGCTGTCAAGGTAGAGCCGCTCAATTTCCGGCTCCCGTGCGTGGAGCTCCCGGATGGCCGCCTCTGCGTCCTCCCACTCGGTCAGGTCGTGTAGCTCGCCGAGCGCCTTGTCGAACTCACTCTTTTCCGGCATTGCTGGCCCCTTTCCGCAGCCATTTGGCCGCTGCGCTCATAAGGTTGCTGTACGACTTGACCGTCATTCCCATAACGCTGTCTCCGATGCGGTAGCAGTAGGCGTAATCTCCCAGCACGTCGAGCTTTTTGGCAAGCTCCTCGGGAGTAGCATTGTCAAAATTCACCGTGTGGGTTTCTTCATGCTCTCTGCACTCTGCCTCGCTGTGAAACTCAAGGCCACAGTGCTCGCAGGTATAAATATCAATGCTCCGGTGATTCATCCTTGCTGCCCTCCTGCTTTGCTGCCTCTTTGTCCAGATTGTCCTTGAGCCGGTCGAGCTTGTCCCATACGATTTTCGTAATGTTCATCAGCTCATGGGGGTTAAAAATCGCAAAGAGCTGCACCAGCATGATGAAAACATCGGCGATTTCCTCCTCGATGTTCGAGCACACCTCCTGCGTCTCCCGGTTGAACGGGGTATCATACTTGCGCTTGCACTCCTTGAGCTTGCAGAGGGCTTTGGTGAGCTCCGACATTTCCTCCACAGCCTTGGTGAGTTGGGCGTCCTTGCCGTAGGTTCCGATGGCGCGGTCGATGGTCCGCAAGCCCTCCGGCATAATCTCCGGGATGCCTGCATCCTCGTAGTGCTTGAGCTTGTCGCGCAACGAGGCAAGAGCCCACGAGAGGGTGTAATGCTCTGCCAGCAGACCCTCGATGGTCTCCGGGCCGTCAAACAGGTGCTCACACAGGGTCATGTCGAACTCCTCCGGCGTTCCCTCGGTGTCAATATCTGCGTTGTGCGCCTTGATAAGCTGCTTCATGTAGTCGTTGAGGCTGATGCTCCGGCTGGGCATCTGCACCCAGCCGTCCTCGCCGCGCACGAACAGGTTGAGAGCCTGCTCGTAATTCCCGTCCGGGGTGTCGGTTGTCATTCTTCTCTGCGGAAACATAAATTTTATCCTCCAATTTTCAAATTTGATGGTTAAAGATTGAAATATGCTTAAATCATTTTCATGTGATTTTAAGTTTTGGGCTGCCGCTTTTCATTTTTGAGGCGTTCCAGCCGTTCGTCCTCTTTTCTGCCGGACCACTCGAGGATTTCGAGTATGAGGGCCACGAGCCCAGCAACGCAAACCCTATCGGAACAATCCACTCAAACAGGATATATTCGTTCATGGCATTTCTTCCTCCTCTTTTATCGTCATGTCGATTTTTTGGAGCGAAGATACCTCAACTGAATCTAACCCACCGTGCTGTACCAGCGCGTTTAGCAACTTGAACTCTCTCGCAAGTTTTCTCTTTGCAGGAATGCCAGTCTTTCCCTTTGTCGTTTCGTAAAGGGCATCGGCCAGCAGGCGAACTTCGTACTTTGACAAATCCACGGTTGCGGAGCCACTTCTTTTGACCGTGATGTCGCAGCTCTCTAATGAGCAAATTCTCATGCCTGCCCGTCCTTTGCCTGCAAACCCTCGTCGATGACACCGAGGTCATAGCCGCTCTGGACGAACTTCATGCACAGCTCGTGGTTGATACCGTTGCCGAGGTTGGTGTAGATGTACTCTATCTCCTCCGGCGTGAAATCGGTATCAAGCAGCTTGTTGATGCCGTCGAGGTGTTCTCTGCATAGCGGCTTGGTGAATCCCTTGAACGCGAACCGCGAAACGCCCTCGATAACCTCCGCCTTAAACTCGTCCGGGGTGCTGCAGTGGTTGAGGTTGATGTATGTGTTCGTCCTCGGTACGAGAATCAACTCGAAGTTCATGGTGACGTAGGCTTTCGGGAAAGCGCGTTGAATTTTTCCGCACCACGGGGCCGCGAACGGTCTAAACCACGGCAGCATATAGCTGCGGAGCTCCTGCTGGCTGACTGCCGGGGCGTCCTGGATGTGGTCGATGCAGCACTCGATGGCCTCCCGCTCTGCGAGGCTGTCCGCCTCCTCGAGCCAGCCGTTGAATACACGGATGATTTCCTCTGCGTTAATCGGTTTCATGTTGCTCCTCCGTTTCATCCTCCATCTTGAACCCGCAGACCGGGCAGAAGTTCCAAACCCAGCTGTCGAAATCGCTTTGCGAAATTTTGGCCTTGCAATGGGTACAGCAAATTGCCGGTTCCTCGTGACTGTCGTTTTCATCATCGACGATGATAAACTTCAATTCCTTGTCCTTCACCCACTTGGCATGACCGCGCAGGCTCTCTGGGTCGATAATCGGCAGCTTTTCCAAGTCCTCAATCTCGTCTTTCATCGCCTCTGCAAGAGTGAGCGGCTCGCAGCAGGATTCGTGGTCTAACAAATCCGCTTTAAGTTCTTCGAGAACTGGGTTAATGTCAACGATTCTTTTTTCTGCCATTCTTTATAGCCTCCTTTACAAACTTCAAGGCGCGTTCCTTGAGCGGGATGCGCCAGCAGAGCCTCCCTTTCCCGGCGTTCAGATTGGAGGTCACCAGCATAACGCCGACGACCTCGATTTCGTCGCACTCTTGGTGCTTTGCTCGCCCGGCCTCGTGTCCGAGGAACTCCGCCTCTTTGGGGTCGTCCGCCATAACCGAAACGGCGAAGTAGCGGGTCGAGCTCTCTGCCCTGCCCTCAAGAAACACATCATATCTCGGCATTCATGGCCTCCTCAATATCATCAAAACTGACCTGTCCGGGAAGTACGCCATCCTCAATCCACCAATGAAAAACGTCTCGCCCTGTTTCCCAGTTGTCCGAGAATATCTTTCCTCCGTTCTCGACGCACTGTTTTCGAGCCTCCACCATCCTGTCAAATGCTGAAATATACATTTTTTCATACGCAGGCCAGCGAACAAACTCGCGTTGTCGCCCCCCCCTGCCAGCCATAGGGCATCCGACGCATCCAACACGCTTTTGTCCTTCGCAATACAGCGGATTGACAGAGAGGCGTTCGGCGTTCATGTAGTCCCACACATCTTCATCAGACCAGTCGATAATCGGGTTGACAGTCATCTTTCCTTTGATGGCGCAAGTTTCAAAAAGCTGTCGCTTTTCGCTGTTGTCCGCCATCATAACAATTCGCTTTTCTTTATCGCGGTGGTTAATTTCCATAATTCCACGATTCAGCTTTCTTTGCGTCGATTCAGCCCATCTCACCCCCGTCGCGATGAATCTATTGTGTCCTGTGGTCTCTTTCAAAACCGCGCAGCAGTATCTCATAATGCGCGTTGGGGGGACGAGCTTCTGCGGTATAAGCGTCCACATAGACACCGGCTTTCCCTTGTACGTCGGCATAATTATGGTGCATTTTATCCCGCGTTCTTCAAGCTCTTTGAACCTGTCCCGGATGAAATAGACTGTCTCTGGCGCATCTGCGGTAGTGTGGCTGTTGACAACTTCAAAATTGATTCCAGCACGTTCGGCCAGTGCCACAAGCACCTGAGAATCCTTACCGCCGGAGTACGTGACCATCAAGGGCCTCTTATACCGATGCTCAGACAGCCGCGCAGCGTCCTGCAACCTAGCGATAGCAAGCTGCTCTTTATCCATTGGTTTCCTCCTCGTACTGGTGAACATCGACAAAGATGGCTTTCTTCCACGGGAGTGCGTTGTACGCCGCCCGCGTCTCCTCCTCCGTCATGTTGTCCACCAGCTCCGGGTCATAGCGTTCATAGAGTGGGTCGTTCATCTCGGAGATGTCGTCCTCCCGGTAGTAGGTTCTTTTGTTTCCGATGATGTACTCCTGAATCCCGCTCGCTCCCCATGTTCCAAGCCAGCAGTAACAGTCATCGCCGCCGACAACATCACCGTCTACACAGGGGATGACCGGGAGCTCCGGGTTTGCTTGCATGAGCTTGAGCAGCTCCTCGAGCTTTTCGCTCTGTTTCATGTTGTCCCATCCTTTCTTTCTGTCTGTGCCGCGCTGTCCTCCCGTCTGGCCTCCGCCATACAGCCGATGTAAACGGCCGCCAGCGGCAGGGAGATG